ACGCAATCTCACATTGTTCCAAAGGTAGAGGCTATTCAGGTTATCGGAGTTTCCGCATAATGTTAGTCAAGACTGAAACTGATGGATTCATGAAAGATACTTCTACTGGAGCTTTCATAAATACAGACGATGCATCTTATGCAAAGTTTGTAGCAGAGAGATCGAAAGCGAAGAATAGCAAAGAGCTATCGAATAGAATCAGTGCAGTCGAAGACGATCTCAAAGAAATTAAAACTCTACTCTTACAAGTAGTGAATGGAAGAAATTAATGTCAAGACCAGTAGCTAATGTTGATGTAATTACCGACTCGTTCGAGGTTTGGCTCCTCGAGACCAATGAACTTCTTCACGCGCTTTCGACAGAAATCATCACTGCAAATAGCACGTATGCAAACACGGGTAACACTGCGTTTCCAAGAACAGCTCAGCTATACGGAACATTCGGGGCTAATAATCTCGTCGTAACAAACTGGATGAAAGGCGGAAACGTCAACGGTTCGTTTGCGAATCTCATGATCAGTACGAACACTGTTCTGAGCAACGTGACATCGACCGAAATTCGTCTGGAAGTTGCCAATGGTTCTTCGAACACATTCATGTGGCAGTACGGTCTACATGCTGGTTTGACTGGTGCAAACCTTGTCGCTAACACAACGAAGCTGACGATTCAGTCGAACTCGACCACGAATACAACAGCAACTGCATTCGCAGTTGTTGCCGCGAATAGCACTAACACTGCTACGATGAATCCAATTAGCTTTAGCACTGGATTGTTTGTAGCGAACACGATTCAGATTACATTAGGTGCCAATGTCACTGCTAATGCCACGAATGGTGGTACGATCCAAGTCACAGGATCCGGAGCAGTAGGTAACAGTGTATCAAATAGCAGCGGCCTATATGTAGGCAATACTGTTACGAACAGTCAGATGACGAGTGTTCGATTCTTTGCCGCAGAAGGTAGCAATACCGTACTCGCAAACAATCAGATCATTAGCATTGCCAATACAACATCATCTGCAAATATTGATCCTATCAGTTTCAAGACAGGCATCTTTACAGCTAACACCATTCAAGTTTCACTTGGTGCCAATGTCACTGCGAATGCTACCAACGGCGGCACGATCCAAGTAACAGGAACTGGTACGGTCGGCAATACGGTTGCAAATAGTAGTGGCCTGCATGTAGGTAATACTTTAAACTCTTCACAAGTCACATCAGTTCGTTTCCTTGCATCTGAAGGTTCAAACACCACTCTTGCAAATACTCGAATCATTAGCATCGCTAACTCGAGTGCCACTGCAAACATCGAACCGAACGCATTTAAAACTGGCATCTTTACTGCCAATACTATTCAGATCTCGCTCGGCGCAAACGTCACGGCAAATGCTACCAATGGTGGTACAGTGCAAATCACTGGAACAGGTGCGATTGGTAACGTTGTAGCAAATAGTAGCGGAGTATTTGTAGGTAATACGCTTAACGCTTCTGAGTTAACATCGCTTCGATTCTTCACCGCAGAAGGTAGTAATACCGTTTTAGCGAATACTCGAATTGTTAGCATTGTCAACTCAACGTCGACATCTAACGTTACACCGACAGGATTCTTTGCAGGTATTGTTACTGCTAACCAAACAGTTGTTGCAGTCGGAGCGAATGTCGTTGCAAATGCTACTACGGTTCTTGTTGGGAATGCAACGTTTAATACGGCGATTGGTAATGGATCGATCACTGCATCTGCGAATCTTACCATTACGCCGACAAGCCATCTTGTTGTTGTAGGTGCTGCGACAGTCAGTTCGAACGTTGCTCTTGCAAATACGCTGACGGTTACAGGAAATACGAATCTTTCGAATACGCTCACTGTAACTGGAGCTACAACGCTTTCGAGTACTCTTGGAGTAACAGGAGCAACTGCTCTAGCGAATACGCTCGCAGTGACTGGTCCTGCTACACATGCAAACATCGTGACTTTCAAGACTGAGCACGTAGTTGATATCTTTGCAAACGGAAATCTTGGAGCTACGACTGGTTCAGATCTTCTTGTCTTCGAATATCCAAAGGCAGACTATAGCACTGCTAAACTTCTCATTCAATTGAAAAATGCTGGTAATACACAGATCTCTGAAGTACTACTTGCTCATGATAATTCGACTGCGCAGCTTACAACATATGGTACGGTTTCTTCACCTGTTGCAGCTAATTCCGGAGTCAGCTTACTTGGTACTTTCTCTGCGAACGTGGCTACTGCAAACGTAAGAGTATATGTCAATCAAACAAGATCTAGCACGGCTGCAAAAGTTGTTGCTCAATTCATTAAGTAAGGTAATATATGTCAGGCGCAAATAATAGATTTAAGGTTGATAACGGTCTAGTTGCTTCTGGCAACGCGATCTTCTATGATCGTGTCGACGTAGAAGCCAACGCGCACTTTAAAAACGACTTGTTTGTTGTATCTGGTAACCTTGTAGTAAATGGTTCTCTTGTATACGCCAACGTTACCATCGGTCAAGGCGGGGTTCTTCTGATTGCAGATCAGCAGCCACTCGGTAATACTTCAAACCGTTTCAATGCTTTCGTATTTAATACGACATCTTATGGAACACTACGACCAGATGCAAACGGTGGTGCACTTGGTACTACGACTGCTCGCTTTGATGTCTTTGCAAACAATATCACCGTTACAAATACGGTGAATTTCCCGAGTGGAGCAGGCGTTAACTCGTCGCTCTATACTGGTACAGCAAGCAATGCTAACACCGTATACAATATCTCGGCGAATGGTATCGTAGTCAGAACTGGTACAGGAACAGGTACTACGGTATCGATTGCTTCTACGAACGGCATTAGCGTAACAAACGGCAACGGCGTTTCTGGAAATCCTACGATTAGTTTTGTAGCGAATGCTGGTTTAACAGTAAACGCGGCAGGCGTATTTGTTGATGCATCTGCTATTACTGTCGGTACACTTCCTACATCTCGGGGCGGTACAGGCGGATCGATCAATAACCTTCTACCTACACAATCTGCTGGAACAACAGGTTTCGTCCTTGCATCAAGTGGAGCGACAGCTAACTTGGTGTGGACGCAACTTGCTGGACCTCAAGGTGCGCAAGGTGCAACTGGTGCTCAAGGTGCACAAGGATCTACCGGTTCTCAAGGACCAACTGGTGCTCAAGGCGCAGCTTCGACAGTTCCTGGTCCACAAGGCGCGCAAGGAATAACTGGTTCCCAGGGTCCACAGGGAACAACTGGTTCTCAAGGACCACAAGGACCTTCGGTTCAAGGACCGACGGGACCACAAGGTGCACAAGGAATTATCGGACCTCAGGGACCGCAAGGAACAACTGGTGCTCAAGGTGCTGCTTCAACCGTTGCCGGTCCTCAAGGCGCCCAAGGTTTGCAAGGTATCCAAGGACCACAGGGACCGCAAGGCCTTACAGGTGCACAAGGTGCAGCATCTTCAGTTGCTGGTCCTCAAGGTGCTCAAGGATTACAAGGCGCTCAAGGTGCAACTGGTCCTCAAGGATCTCCTGGAATAAACGGAGCACAAGGTGCAACTGGTGCTCAAGGCGCGGCAGGTTCAAGTATAACAGGTGCTCAAGGTGCAACCGGACCACAAGGTGCCCAAGGAAGTGCATCTGGTGCTGTCGCGCCTATTCTAAGACACGTCACCGCAGGATTTACAAGTGGCGGCCAAGTTTTTGTAACAGCGACTCAACCTACTGCTTCAGCGGCTGGTGATATCTGGATTGACACTGCAGGAACTACAGGATATACACAAAGTCTCTCGTCAAATGGATGGACTAAGTTGCCAAACGGAGCAATTATTCAGTGGGGAACAGTAACTGTTACTCCAAATACTACAGGATCTGGATCATTTCCAACATCGTTCACCGCGGTTGCCCGAGCTGTGATGAATGGCGTAGGAGATACAGGCGTATTTGGACAGGCTTCTAAAGGTGCAACCATTTTTAGTGTATCAACAACTGGTTTCAGTTGGTTTAACGGAGATGAAAGTTCTCATACCGGTTACTGGTTAGCAATGGGATATTAATAAAATGACAATTTACTACAGCCCAACAACAAAAGGTTTTTACGATACTGATTTTGGGTATCCGTCATTGCCGCAAGATATTGTTGAAATTACCGCAGAGCAACACCAGCAGTTTCTCCATGGTATGAATATGCAAAATAAAGAATTGGTTTTATCACAAGGAAATCTTGTTTTGCAAGATCGAGTCGTGGTAATTACTTGGGAACAAATTAGATCGAAAAGAAATAATCTTCTAGCTTTATCTGACTATACTCAAATGGCAGATTGGCCTGGAGATAAAACTGCTTGGGCTACATATCGTCAAACTTTAAGAGATCTTCCTCAGACTTATACAAATGCAGCAGACGTTGTTTGGCCATCTAAGCCAGGAGAATAATAAGTGCCGCTAACGTTCCTATCTGCTAAACCTGTTAAATATTGGAACGGCTCGTCGTGGGTCGGGAGCCAAGATTTTGCCGCCGTTAAAATGTGGAATGGATCTACGTGGCAATATGTAGGAATACGTCCGTATGCAGATGTAGCCTTAGTTACTTTTAGTCCCGTGGGCGGCACAATATCATCTCCGACTTTTGACACTGCCGAAGCGTATGGTTCCCAAGCAGGTTATACTATCACAGCTTCTTCAAGCGTAGTTTGGACTTATACTGGAGGAGATGGATTTAGTGGATACGCCAGTGTTGCAAGTGGAGGAAGTGCTTCATCAATTGAACTTGTAGCAGCTTATACAGGTGGTTTCAATGAACAAACGTTTAACGTATCAGCATCAAATGGTGCAGAAACTAAATATTGGGTGATAACTGTAACATCTTATAGTTTTGAATAAACATAGCGGAAGAATTAAATGGCACTGAAAGCAAATATCATTATCGATCAAGGCACTTCATTTGCTACGTCTATTGATGTGACTGATGAAAATGGTAACATCGTAAATCTTACAGGATTTACAGGTGCCGCTCAGATGCGTAAGCATTATACTTCGACCGCTCAAACCGCATTTACAGTTTCGATTACTGCTGTGACTGGCGTCGTCGCTCTTTCGATGTCGGCAAATACCACAAATGGCCTTACAGCCGGAAGATACGTATATGACTGTGAGTTGACTGATGGCAGCGGAACAGTTTCTCGTCTTGTTGAAGGTATCGTCACAGTTACACCAGGAGTTACAAGATAATGGCAGGTGCATCTCGTTTAGTCGCTACAATTACAAATAACAACGGCAGATTATCATCTGCTGGTCCTATTACTCTGAAAAATCAAATTCAAGAAATACGAAGTATTGAAAACATACTCGACGTCAGCGTCGTTGAAGCCGCCAATGGCGCTACATTAATCTACAATTCTCAAAATGATAAATATGAGGTGAGACAACTGTCATTCGCGGATCTAGCAGTAGATCTCGACGGCGGATCATTTTAACCTAAAAGGAATAGCCAAATGGCAGACAATTTAATTCAAATTAAAAGGTCGTTAACGACAGCTGATGCGCCAACATTAGCTAACGGTGAATTAGCGTTTACAGCAAATGGCGATCACTTATTTATTGGTTCGAATGGTGCTTCGATCACCATTGCCGGTAAATTTAATCCTGGTATACTGACCGCCAACCAAGCACTCGTTGCGAATGGTACCTCTGGTATCGACAAGATTATTGTTGCTAACGCTGTTGTGACAACAGTTACAGCCAATGGTTCGACGGGTACCAACGGACAAGTACTGAGTTCAAATGGAACAGCCGCTTATTGGGAAACTCCTACTTCTGGCGTATCTGGTTCAAATACACAAGTTCAATTTAATAATTCTGGCGCATTAGCCGGAGACGCAGACTTTACGTTTGATAATACCAATAATAAACTGTCTGTTGCCGGCGGCGTTCTTGCTGGCTCTGGCGGTAACTTCGTCGTTGGTTCTAATTCTTTTGTTGCGAATGCCACCGGTGTATTCTCTACAGGCACCGTGAACGCAGCGATTGTGAGTGTTGGTACGGCGTTCGTAGCAAATGCCACACAGATCAATATTGGAACTAACGTTGCTCTTAATGCAAATGGCACAAATGGTACTGCAGGACAAGTTCTTGCATCGAACGGAACAGCTGTATACTGGGTAACACCTCAAGATGGTGATATTACATCAGTCGTAGCCGGTTCTGGTCTTACTGGTGGCGGTACATCTGGCGAGGTAACTCTTGATGTTGGTGCTGGTAACGGTATCAGCGTCTCTGCAGACGCGATTGCTGTAGTTGCAAATAGCGGTCTTGCTTCAAATACCTCAGGCGTACACGTTATTGCAAATAACGGTCTATCTGCAAACGCAACAGGCGTTTTTGTTGTTGCCGGAGCTGGTATTGCTTCGAACGCAACAGGTGTGCATGTCGTATCTGGTAACGGTACGATTGTTTCGAATACCTCGGGCGTTTATGTCAATGCTGCTGCACTTTCAATTGCCACATCGCAACTTTCAGGCGACGTTGCTCTTGGTTCGGGTACATCAGGCGACTATGTTGCTACTATCACAGCTGGTAACGGTATTTCTGGATCCTCATCTGGTGAAGGTGGTGCAGCCACGATTGCTGTTGTAGCAAACAACGGTATTGTATCGAATACTTCAGGCGTCTTTGCCAAAGCTGCTAACGGTATTTCTGTTGATGGCGCTGGTATCAACGTTGTTGGCGGTGATGGTCTTACAGCTAACGCGACTGGAGTTCATGTTGGTGCTGCTAACGGTATTAATGTCACTGCAGATGCAGTTGGCCTTACCACTGGTTCAACACTCACGGTCAACTCTGCTGGACTCCATGTTAATACTGCACTCTCGATTACAGATCTTTCTCTTTCCGGAAATCTGACTGTTCTCGGTACGCTTTCGACAATCGATACTACCAACCTGACAGTCCAAGATTCGCTGATCGAGCTTGCAAACGGAAACGCAACAACCGACATTCTTGATATCGGTCTTTATGGTCAATACGGTGCCACTGGAGCTAAATATACCGGTCTTTTCCGTGATGCTACAGATGGCGTTTATAAGCTCTTTGCTGGTTCTCAAACAGAACCTACAACAACTGTAGACACTGCAGCAGCCGGTTATACTACTGCTACATTACAAGCATTCCTAAACTCTGGTGGTTTGGTTTCGAACGCGACTAACGTTACTCTTACTGCGAACTCGACACTCGCGGTTGGTATCACAGCGAATACATTGAGTCTTTCGACTGCACTGCCTGGAACAAGCGGTGGTACTGGACTCGCGACTGTTACTGCAGAAGACATTTTAGTTGCTAACTCTTCGAACGGTTTTAGAAAATTAGCTGTTGGCTCTACTGGATTCGTGCTTCAGTCTAACGGTACAGCAGTTGTATACGCAACCCTCGACGGCGGGACATTCTAATTTATGGAAGCTGAATTTGTAAATGAGTACATCAATCGATTACTCGCGAGTGTACATGATCTTACAAGTAAGAACATCATGCTAGAAACAAGACTGGTCATGGCCGATAAAACCATGACCAGTCTTCAAGCAAAAATTGTTGATCTTGAAAAGCTTGGAAATAAAAATAAAAAAGCTGAAGATACTTCTGTATAAATAGAATATTAGGGGTTACATAACCGCTTCGTTGCTCTATATAGAGGTTGAGAATGGCAAATAAATTTCAATTTAAGCGCACGACAATTTCTGGTCGTACAGCTAATACTACTGACGTAGCAAATTCCGGCTTTATTGATAACGGTGAATTTGCAGTCAACCTAACTGACCGTAAAGTCTTCTCTTCAGATGCTGCGAATGCCATCTTTGAAGTTGGTTCAAATCTCTCTTCTCTCGCTGTCACTACGATCGTAGCCAACGGATCTTCTGGATCCAACGGCCAAGTTCTTTCATCGAATGGAACAGGAGTTTATTGGGGCTCAGGCGGTACGGCAAATGCTGCTACCATGAATACCTATACGTTTACTGTCACATCGAATACCACGGTGTTTACAGGATTAGACGACACATCAAACACATTCGTATATACTTTAGGGCTTGAAAGCGTCTTCATTAATGGTTCGCGTCAGATTGCGGCCGTTGACTATAACACGACAAATACCACGGTCTTAACGCTTACATCGAATGCGATTGCTGGTGATATTGTTCAAGTTACAACTTTAAATGGTGCTTCACTTACTCTCGGATCTCAAGGCGCTCAAGGTGCTCAAGGTGCAACCGGTGCACAAGGTGCTCAAGGCACAACGGGTGCTCAAGGCGCTCAAGGTGTTGCTGGCGCTCAAGGTGTTCAAGGCGCAACTGGCGCAACTGGTGCTCAAGGCACAACGGGTGATCAAGGTGCTCAAGGTGTTGCTGGCGCTCAAGGTGTTCAAGGCGCAACTGGCGCAACTGGTGCTCAAGGTGTTGCCGGCGCTCAAGGTGTTCAAGGCGCAACTGGCGCAACTGGTGCTCAAGGTGTTGCTGGACCTCAAGGTGTTACTGGTGCTCAAGGCGCTCAAGGTGCTCAAGGTGCCACCGGTGGAGGTGTAACCTCAGTCGCCACGGCTAATGGACTTTCTGGTGGAACGATTACAACTAGTGGTACAATTGGAGTAACTGCTGGGCCAACACTTACGGTCAATACGACTGGTATTCATGTGAATTCCACATTATCAATCGCCGATCTTACACTCTCGGGTAACCTGACAGTTTCCGGTACAAGAACTTACGTGAACACCACAACACTCGACGTTGGTGATAATATTGTTACGCTGAATGCAGATCTTGGAGCTAATCCTCCTACTGAGAATGCTGGCTTCGAGATCATGCGCGGGACGTCTGCCAACGTTCAGTTCGTCTGGGATGAAACAAATGATCGCTGGTCTACAAACAGTCAACCACTTGCTGTTTCGTCTCTTGTAGCCGCAGGTGCTGCATCTGGAATTACCACCCTTGCTGCCGGTAATACTACGATCACTGGTTTTGCCAACGTAACCTCGACGCTACAAGTAGCTGGTATTACTACTCTTAATGCCAACGTTGCAATGGCAAATAATGTGTTAAGTAATCCTAAGCTTGCTTCATACAAAGAAGCAGTTGTTGCCAATACTATAACAACAACTACTCACACTGTAGATTTATCACTATCCAACGTATTCGATTTGACATTGGCCAACGCGTCTATTACAATTACATTTTCAAATCCTCCTGCATCGGGCAATGCATACAGTTTCACACTTCATTGTAAACAAGACGCCACGGGATCGAGAATAATCACGTGGCCGGCTTCTGTTAAATATCCGAATGCTTCGACACCGACGATGTCAACTGGTGCAAATAAAATCGATGTCTTCAGTTTCTTTACCCTCGACGGAGGTACAACATATCTCGGTGCCTTATCTCTTGCAAATACAGGTTAATAAGAAGGTTATACGATGCCATTAAATGTATTTAGAGCTTCAGGTAAGGCTGCTCCAGCCACACAAGTATTCAATGCCCCCGCAACATTCGTCGTTCCTGCAGGCGTATATTCTATAGATATATCTGGTCGTGGCGGCAATGGAAACGCTGGTAATGCAGGCAATCCTGGTACTGCTGGCAATGCTGGTAATCCTGGAAATAATGGGGCCGCAGGAACTGGTGGTGCTGGTGGTACAGCTGGGACATCTGGCAATCCTGGCGCATCAGGAAATGCTGGCACAAACGGGGCCGGCGGAGCTGGCGGTGCTGGTGGTACAGCTGGAACATCTGGAAATCCCGGCGCATCAGGAAATGCTGGCACAAACGGTGCTGGCGGCCCAGGAGGAGCCGGAGGTGCTGCAGGGAATGCTGGGAATCCAGGTGCCACTGGCAATGCAGGTACGAATGGTGCTGGCGGAGCTGGCGGTGCTGGTGGTACTGCTGGAAATGCTGGAGCGACAGGAAACTCCGGCAATCCCGGTACTAATGGTGCCGGTGGTGCAGGCGGTGCTGCTGGTAATGCTGGGAATCCAGGTGCCACTGGCAATGCTGGTAACCCAGGAACAAATGGCGCCGGCGGTGCTGGCGGTGCTGCTGGTAATGCTGGGAATCCAGGTGCCACAGGAAACTCTGGTAATCCTGGTACCAATGGTGCCGGCGGTGCTGGCGGTGCAAGAGGAAATGCTGGGAATCCAGGTGCCACAGGAAACTCTGGAAATCCAGGAAATAATGGTGCCGGCGGTGCTGGTGGCACTGGCGGTAGCGCAGGTACGGGAGGAGGCGGCGGACAAGGTTCAGCCCGACCTTGCGGTGGCGGAGCCGGTAGCGGTGGTAGTCCGGGCGGTGGCTGCGGTTGTTTTGGCACCCCATTTGCGCCTTGTTCTGCCCCCGGCGGCGCCGGAGGCTCTCCTGGCGGAGGAAATGGTGGCTTTGGTGGAAGCGCAAATCTTGGGGGGTGCGTTTGCGGCGGCGGCGGTGGCGGCGGCGGAGGCGGCGGTAGCGGAGTGACTGGTAATTCAGGGAGTGCAGGTGGTGCGGGTGCCAATGGAAGTGCTGGAAATACTGGAGCCGCAGGATCAGGGGCAACTGCTGGAGCAGCAGGAAGTCCCGGTGGAGCTGGGGCCAATGGAAATGCTGGAAATACTGGAGCAGCAGGAACTGGAGCAAACGCTGGAGCAGCAGGAAGTCCTGGTGGAGCTGGTGCCAATGGTAATGCCGGCACAACAGGGGCGGCTGGAACTGGAGCAAACGCCGGAGCAGCAGGAAGTCCTGGCGGTGCCGGTGCTAATGGTAATGCCGGCACAACAGGGGCCGCAGGTACAGGGGCAACTGCTGGAGCAGCAGGAAATCCAGGTAATGCAGGCGCAGCAGGAAATACTGGAGCAAATGGTAATGCAGGAACAGGGGCAACCGCTGGATCTACTGGCAATCCAGGTAATGCCGGCGCAGCAGGAAATCCAGGTGCAAATGGTAATGCCGGCACTGGAGCTAATCCAGGGGCAGCAGGGAGCCCTGGAAATGCCGGAGCAGCAGGAAATACTGGAGCAAATGGTAATGCTGGCACTGGAGCTAATCCAGGAGCAGCAGGAAATCCAGGCGGTGCCGGAGCTGCTGGTAATGCTGGGACTGGCGCAGCAAACGGAAATCCGGGATCAAGTGGAAACCCAGGCAACGTTTCAACGTTTGGTTCCTTAGCTAATTTTCCAGGTGGAACCGGTGGTACTGGTGGGGCTGGAGGAAATGCTACAAACGGAGCAGCTGGCTCGGCCGGAACTTCTGGAAATCCAGGTGGATCAGGCAATCCCGGAAATAATGGGGCTGCAGGAACTGGCGGTGCTGGTGGTACAGCTGGGACATCTGGTGGTATTGGAGGAACAGGCAATCCCGGTAACAATGGAGCTGCTGGTACAGGCGGCGCCGGAGGATCGGCCGGTACTTCCGGAGGTATTGGAGGAACAGGCAATCCCGGTAATAATGGAGCTGCAGGAACTGGTGGTGCTGGTGGTACAGCTGGGACATCTGGTGGTATTGGAGGAACAGGCAATCCTGGCACCAATGGGGCTGGTGGTGCAGGAGGAGCTGGTGGTAATGCTGGTAATCCAGGAGCCACTGGTAATGCCGGCAATCCAGGAAATAACGGTGCTGGTGGTGCAGGCGGTGCTGCTGGTAATGCTGGTAATCCAGGAGCCACTGGCAATGCTGGTAATCCAGGAAATAACGGTGCTGGTGGTGCAGGCGGTGCAAGAGGAAATGCTGGGAATCCAGGAGCCACTGGCAATGCTGGTAACCCAGGAACAAATGGCGCCGGTGGTGCAGGAGGAGCTGGTGGTACGGCGGGTAACTCCGGATCTCCTGGCAACGCTGGTGTAGGCGGAGGCGGCGGAGGCGGCGGAGGCGGAGGCGGAGCATCGGGTTGGACTTTAAAGCAAGGTGGTAGCGGCGCCGGCAATGCTGGTACCGCGGGTAATTCAGGCAACATAAGTGGTGCTACTAACGGCAACGGCGGCGCAGGCGGCAATGGAGGACTTCTTTCGGGCGCTGCCGGTGGTTCAGGTAATGCAGGAACACCAGGCAGCGCAGGAAATACAGGAGCCGCAGGAACTGGAGCAAACGCTGGAGCAGCAGGAAGTCCTGGTAATGCAGGCGCCAATGGAAGTGCTGGAAATACTGGGGCCGCAGGAACTGGAGCAAACGCTGGAGCAGCAGGAAGTCCTGGTAATGCCGGCGCTGCAGGAAGCGCTGGTACAACAGGAGCGGCAGGAACTGGAGCAAATCCAGGAGCAGCAGGAAGTCCAGGCGGTGCAGGAGCCAACGGAAATGCTGGTACAACAGGAGCGGCAGGAACTGGAGCAAATCCAGGAGCAGCAGGAAGTCCTGGTAATGCCGGCGCTGCAGGAAATGCCGGAGCGACTGGCAATGCAGGAACTGGAGCTACAAATGGTGCAGCTGGAAATCCAGGAGGTGCAGGAGCAGCAGGAAATGCTGGAGCGACTGGCAATGCAGGAACTGGAGCTACAAATGGTGCGGCTGGAAACCCAGGCGGTGCCGGAGCTGCTGGTAATGCTGGCACAACAGGAGCAGCTGGAACTGGAGCTACAAATGGTGCGGCTGGAAATCCAGGAGGCGCAGGAGCAGCAGGAAATACTGGCACAGCAGGTAGTGCTGGAACTGGAGCGACCGCCGGAACAGCCGGCACATCAAATCCTGGAGCATCAGGAAACGCTGGTAATATTGGTACTACGACAAATTCAGTATCAGTAAAAGTATACCCATATCAAATAGTTTCTATAAATATTGGAACAGGCAGCGCTAATGGTACGATGAGTGTAACATTTTAGCACAAATAACAAAAAGGAAACAATACATGCTAGTAGGAATTAAAGACGTTTATCTTTATACTGGTTTGACTACGACAGGTGGCAACGACTCTGCTGCAGCCTATCAGTGGCTACAGGATAATAACATTGAGTTTACTCATTTATCATACAACGATAGTAGTCAATACGAATCTGTATTCAATGCTCTAAATACATGGGATATTGGAGAATTTACTGATTTTCCATTTGTCATCTACGATGAAAAACATGACGATTTTACCGCAGTCAAACAAGCATTGATTGGCTTAGATGCCATCACAGAGAGCAACTTAGTCGAACTAGCAGCCCTGTAATTTACATATATATAATAGAGTCATTCATTTGGAACATGTTAACATACAAAGAATGGCATTGGTAATGCGTTGCTATGACAAACTTCCACCACATCTCAGAATATGGATCTCAAGCTTACATTTTAGTTTGCATGATGATCATATTCTGAGAGGTGCGAGCGACGTCGAGCAATGTAAAAAATTTATTGAATCTGGTGGAATACACTATGAAAAACCTGGAAATGGACAAAATTGATGTTTTCGTTTTTTGAAAAGAATGAGCCTAAACTAGAATTTCTTTGCTATGATGATGATTTAGGAAATATACCAGAACCTTATCCTGCCCGCAAACTGATACCAGAATGGTATAAAGCTTTGCCAATGAAGAAGGATGTAGGCTTTGATCAATCTACTCTCAAAAGATGCCCACCTTTTCTTGATGCGATGATCACGGGTTGGATTATTCCACTCGTTGCTGATGTTGAAATCACTTCGAATGAAGATTGTTCGTTCATTGAATACAACAGCAAATATCCGAGAGCAATGATCGAGAATCATTTACAGTGGCAAGTAACATCTGACAAATGCCCCGCTCCACATTTACCAAAACCTCCAATTAAATTCATGAACTGGTGGGCAATCAACTGCCCGAAAGGATACTCACTGTTGTTTGTTCCACCATTAAATAGACCTGATCCAAGATTTACTTGTTTTTCGGGTATGGTAGACTGCGATGGTTATTTTGAGTTTATTAACTTTCCATTTGTTTGGAACGAACCCAATTTTAAAGGTATTCTACCTGCTGGTACACCGTTAATGCAGGTTATTCCAATTAAAAGAGATACTTTGTTTTCGAAAAATGTATGTAGAGCATTCAATGAAACTGAACTGAAAGCACTCAAAGGTACACGTAGAAAGCTTCAAAGTCATGAATCCCATTATCGAGATAATATTTGGGAGCGTAAATAATGGCAGTATATCAAATAGCTCCTTCTCCATCGTTAGGTATACCAGAAATTTCTTTTGCATCATGGCGTGATGGTTTTACTGAAGAAGAGATCGATAAAATAGTTAGTATTGGTGATAGTCTCACGATCAAATCTGCTAGTGTTGGACCTGATAGTAAAGTTGAAGAAGCAGTTAGATCATCTAAAATAGGTTGGATAAATCTTACGCCCGAGACTAATTTTATATATGATAGAATTGCTTTCATAGCAAGACAACTGAACGGTGAATTCTTCAATCTAGATATATGGGGATTTGTAGAGGACTTTCAGTATACTATATACGATGGAAAAGACGATCATTATACGTGGCATCTTGACAGAGGTGGAAATGCAACGAATGCGCCTCGCAAATTATCTCTTGTAATACAATTATCTGATCCTTCTGAATACGAGGGGGGAGATCTTGAGATATTTGATGCACCCGTGCCGACTCAAGTCACAAAACAAAAAGGTTTAGTAGTTGCATTCCCGTCCTTTATTTTACACAGAGTAACTCCTGTGACAAAAGGCATTCGTAAAACTCTAGTAGTATGGTTAGCTGGTCCTCAATTTAAGTGAGATAATATGACAAGAGAATGTGGAAGTTGCACGAAGTGCTGCGGTTGGTTAACTGGAGAAGCTCTTGGCCATCAATTTTGGCCAGGAAGGAAATGTCATTTTGTAACTACAAAAGGATGTTCGATACATGAACAACGACCTGAGAATCCGTGCAAATCGTTTAGCTGTGTATGGTTAGGAAATGAAAAGTTTCCACTCGGTCTTGATACTATTCCGATGTGGATGAAACCAGACGAATCAAACGTAATTATGGTTTGGAGACAACACGAAAATCCTGATCTTAGCTTTTTACAACTGCTTGAAGCAGGCGCTCCGCTAACAGCCGAAATACTTAGTTGGGCTATTCAGTATGGTTTGAACAACGGTTTAAATATATTTTATCAAGTCAACAGTGGTTGGAATAAGATTGGAAACCGACTGTTTTTAGATACAGTGATAGAGGCTGATCTTTCCCAATATACATAACATAAGGATTTTATTATGACAGACATACTTGATCAGTGGCAGTATTTTAGCTCACCTATCTATAGTATTATGAAGCCAGAACTTCTTGATTTCTCAAGAGCAGCATCAAATGCGGCGTTAAGGGCCGCGCGCAAAATAACAAAAATAAACGATGTATATCCAGTCGTGCAAGCAGATGTGTCTAACGAAGAAGATCTTCTTCCACTGATACAGTACACATTAAACACAGCATGGAATCTTTTGAGCGATCAAGGATACAACATGAATGGACTTTCGACTTATCTTACCGAATGTTGGAGTCAAGAACACCATAAGTATTCATCAATGGAGTATCATAATCACAGCGACTGTCAGTTAGTTGCTTTTTATTTTTTAGAGTGCCCGAAAGATCCTCCGCGAATGGTGATTCATGATCCGCGACCAATGAAACTTATGTTACCACTATACGAACATAATTCTTCTAACATTACCACAGCAACATCGTCTATTAATTTTACGCCAGTTCCTGGTCAACTAATGTTTGCAAATTCCTGGCTACCGCATAGCTTTACTCGTAACACATCAACCAAACCTTTCAAATTTATTCACATGAACATTGGTACACGTCCGTACATTGAACCTATAGTATATGATGCAACAGCAGAAATAATCTAATATGTCTGAGTTTATGATAAGATTCAATCAATCAAGAGGACAACCTAATCGCGGGACAGAAGATCATGTCTGGCGCGTTTTCGAAGATGGTAAAGAATATCTATGTAAAAATGTTATCATTAATGTTCCAAGCCGTGGGGCAAAGACAGGTCAAGATTGGAATATCTGTTGCGAAGGTACTATGAGCATATGTAAAGACACCTCTACAATTACTATTAACTAAATTATTATCGGTGAAATTATGAACTTAGAATTTTCAGAAATAAAACTTTATAACCCAGGAGTTCTTAAAACAAGAATTCCAGTTTCTATTTTTGCTGAGTTGACTTGTGACTTGCAAAAGCAAGTTGATAATAATCCGGAAAAATACAATACTAATTTAGCTGGGCAATTAGAAACAGAATTTCAGTATGTTATTAACGGGCAGTTTAGAGAATGCATAGAGCAAACGTTTCTTGAATATAGAAGAAAATTTAATTTTTATGAAAATCATAATTATGTCATTGATAATGATGCTTGGGTAAATTTTCAGAAGAAACACGAATATAATCCAATACATTTTCACCACAAAGCTATTTCATGGGTGATATGGATTGCAATTCCTTATGATTTAGAAGAGGAATTAAATATGCCAAATGTAAGAGAATCAAACTATAAAGTTGCATCAAAGTTTGAATTCATTTATAACTCATTAGACGGTGGAATTAGTACGACTCAATTAGATATTGATAAGACATGGGAAGGTTCTCTTATTATGTTTCCAAATTATCTTAAGCATCAGGTATATCCGTTTCAAACTTCAGACGAACATCGTATTTCTATTTCTGGTAATATAGACATTAGAAATTAATTGGGCGAAGTGGAGTTAAGACTACAATTGTCCCAGAAATTGATGAGTATGCTCTTGCGAGAGCCGCTTTTGATTTCATTGACCCAATGGTAGTATCGACTGCCTTCGAAGTATAAGACCGCACCTTCGGTAGGTTGAAAAGACTCGTGTGTATATTTTAACAATTCTTCTTTTAAAACTTCCGGAGGGCTCAGTTCTTTTTCATAGTCTAACCAACTTCTTTCAGAAATACAAAATTCTCCGCCTTCAAGATCGATTGCTTCTAAGTAACACGATATGGTAATTGGAGACATTAATTCTTCTGGTTTCAACTTTTCTCCAGCCTCAATTCTGTGCCGAAGCTTTTCATTAAAATCTACATGAGGCCACAAATCTCCAGAAGATTTATACGCCTGATACCAATATTCAATATGAGTTTTGTTACAATTAAACTGTTCTCTGTCGAGAAATTCAAGCACAGCTTCATCTGTTTTATTTGTAGGCGCATTACGATCAAAGTAATGCATGTTCGTATGCCTATTTAAACCTTCAAGAAAAGTTAAGCGAATATCTTCATCGAGAGTAG